ATTGTTAGTGCTACTGAGCCAACTACACAATCAGATGGTACTGCATTAGTAACAGGTGATATTTGGGTTAACTCAGGAAACTCTGAAACATATGGTCAAAAGATTTACAAATGGGACGGCAACAATTTAGAATGGGTTGCTGTTGATGTATCAGACCAAACTTCAGAAGATGGTATTTTATTTGCAGATGCACGTTTTGGTTCAGCAGGTACAACTGGTGACACAGCAGGAACAATTAAAGACCTACTATCAAGCAACTACTTAGATCCAGACGCTCCAGATCCAGACTTATATCCAAGAGGTATGTTGTTATGGAATACTAGACGTTCAGGTTATAACGTTAAGAAATTTGTTAAAGGTCATGTCGACATTAACGCTAACAACGGTTTAAACATTAGATTTAACGGTGTAAGCGGTGCTGATACTGAAACAGCAGACGGTGAGATCATGGACGGTAGAGCAGTTAATGGTCAGGCTACAACAAAATATAAAACAGACCGTTGGATCGGCTTTAACACACAAGCAGAAGACGGATCAGGATTATTTGGTAGACAAGCACAACGTAAAACGGTTGTTGCGGCACTTAAATCAGAAGTTAAATCAAACCAAGATTTACGTGACGAAGAAACAAGAACATTTACATTGTTAAGTGCTCCAGGTTATCCAGAACTTACAATCGACTTAATTGGTCTAAACATTGACAGAGGCATCACAGGATTTGTTGTTGCTGACTCACCGTTTAGATTAAAATCTTCTTCAACTGATTTGTTAGCGTGGGGTAATAACTCAAACAACGCACTAGCAGACGGCGAAAAAGGATTTACATCATTTGATGAATACATGGCAGTATTTTATCCATCAGGATTTACAACTGACCTAAATGGTAACAACATTGTTGTTCCACCAAGTCACATGATGTTACGTACTATTGCAGTAAGTGATGCTGTATCGTTTCCATGGTTTGCACCAGCAGGTACAAGACGTGGTGGTATTAGCAATGCTTCAAGCGTTGGTTATATCAACGATGAAGGCGAGTTTACTCCGGTATCATTAAATGAAGGTACTAGAGACACCATGCAAAGTGCTAAAATTAACCCAATTACATTCATTACTGGAAGTGGGTTGGTTAACTTCGGACAATTTACTAGAGCAAGAAATGCTTCAGCACTAGACAGAATTAACGTGGCACGTTTAACAGCGTACCTAAGACGTCAATTAAGTCTACTTGCTAAACCGTTCTTGTTTGAACCAAACGATAAGATTACACGTGATGAGATCAAACAAGCGGCAGAAAGTTTAATGCTTGAACTAGTAGGACAAAGAGCATTATATGACTTCTTAGTAGTGTGTGACGAAACAAACAACACACCATCAAGAATTGATCGTAATGAACTTTATTTAGATATTGCTATTGAACCAGTTAAGAGTGTGGAATACATTTACATTCCATTACGCTTGAAGAACACAGGTGAGATTGCAACATTAGGTGCCCAATAATGGTGATAAATAAAATTATACAAGGAGCAAAATAAAATGGCAATTTCAAGTTTATCAAGATTTACGGTACCACTAGCAAGTGATCAATCAGCAGGCACTCAAGGTTTGTTGATGCCGAAACTAAAGTATCGCTTTAGAGTTTCTCTAGAGAACTTTGGTGCAGGTAGTCCTGTGGTGGAACTGACAAAACAAGTAATCGATGTAACTAGACCAAATGTGAACTTTGAGTCTATTGCAATTGATGTTTACAACTCAAAAGTTTACTATGCTGGCAAGCATACATGGCAACCAATTACTTTAACGGTGCGTGATGATGTTAACAACTCTGTTAACAAACTTGCAGGCGAGCAATTACAGAAACAATTTGATTTCTTTGAACAATCAAGTGCGGCTTCAGGTATCGATTATAAATTCAAAACTAGAATTGAAATTTTAGATGGTGGAAATGGTGCTAATGCTCCTAGCGTCCTTGAAACATTTGAATTAGTAGGTTGTTTTGTACAAGATATTAACTACAATCAGTTAACATATAGTGATTCAAATCCAGTTGATATTACAATGTCATTACAATATGACAATGCAATTCAAACTAATGGCGCTGGTCAACCAGATGGTATTGGTCAAGCAATTGGAAGAACTATCAGAACTTTAGCAACAGGCTAGTAGTACTATTAAAATTTAAGGTCGGAGACGTAAAAATCTCCGGCCTTTTTTTACGACTAAATAATAGTATGGCCAATAAATTTACAAAATTCTTAGGTAGTGTAGTAGACGGAATATTTGGTAGTCGCGGGGATATGAGCGATTATCAACACGCCGCAAGGTTGTTTACTGACGACTACATGAAACTGGCTCCAAAAGTCAAGTTTCTTTATCATGTTGTTTTTAATATTAATCAACAAGCAGTAAAGTCACCTGATGCAATTTTTAATAAAGCATTGCCTCAAGTAGAATGTGGTATGCTAGTTAAAGATGTAAAACTTCCAGGAGTGCAGGTTAATACAGAAGTTAAAAATCAATACGGAAAGAAAACAAATTTTCAAACAGCAGTTCAATATCAGCCAGTGACATTTACATTTCATGATGATAATAGAGGATTAACTGCCGCGTTATGGCGACAATATTTTCAAACATATTATCATGATAGTTTGTTTCCCACGGTGTTAGAAAAACATAAACTATATAATCCACCAGAAGCAAGTTACATGAAGTTTGGTTATAGCAGTGATGTAAGTGTTAAATTTTTTAGAGACATCTCGATATATCAATTGTCTCAACATAAATTTCATGAATTTAAATTAATTAATCCTATTGTGTCAAGTTGGGATCCGCCAAACATGACAGCAGGTGATAGTCAACCGGCAGAAAATCAAATGCAGGTTATCTATGAAGGTATTCAATATGGTTATGGATCCATAAGTGTTGATAATCCAGCAGGGTTTGCACAAATACATTATGATAGATCACCATCTCCTATACAAGCAGGTGGCGGAGGATTGTTCGGAGCCAATGGTGTAATTGCTGGTGGCTTAGATATCTTCGGTGACGTAATGAGCGGAGAAGCGTTTTCAAATCCTTTTGCACTTATCGGTACTGCAATTAAAGCAAAAAATGTTGTAGACAAAGCAGACCGTTTGTCAAGTGATAGTGTTAAGCAAGAGATTGCAGGTATCACGAAAAGAGCAATTTTTAATTCAACACAAGAAATTATGAATCAAAAAGGTGCTGATAAAATTGATGCAAATAAAGATGTACAAGCAAAAGAAAAAGGACAAAATCCTAATCAAATTGATACAGGATTGGCAACATCTACAACAACTAATCAGTCGGTTAATGCTTTACAAACATCAGGTGAATAATTATGGGAAACATTTATACTAATACTCCAGAAACAGCAGGCGGACAAAGTGTTAACAATAGTGCTAACGATACATTTAAGTTTTTCGAAGACTTTAATAAAAAAGCGTTAGAGTTTAAGTCAACCGATGTTGATGCTATTACTGGATTGTTTGAGAAAAAAGGTATGGGTCCGATTGCGGCAAGATCAACAGCATTCGCAGTTTTAAAACAATGTAAATTAGAAGGTGTTAATCCGTTTGATGCTATTGCTGAAATTAAAAATAATACTCAATTAGAATTAACCGATACGTTAGGTGAGATTTTAAATCTTAATCGTTTGAAAACAAGTGTGCTAGGAACAAAGGCACAACTTAACAGATCCGAATCAGTTTCAAGGAACATTTTACCATAATGAAGTTTGCTCAGGGAAAATATGAACTTAAAAACCCCGACAAATATATAGGAACAAAAACTCCAAGATATAGAAGTAGTTGGGAATGGCACTTTATGAAAATGTGCGATGAACATCCTGCTATTGCAAAGTGGGCAAGTGAAAGTATCAAGATACCATATCGTGATCCATTAACTGGAAAATACACAATTTATGTGCCTGATTTTTTTCTAGTCTATAGCAATAAAAAAGGAAAAACTAAAGCAGAGATTATTGAAATAAAACCTGATAATCAAACCATGCGTGAAAGTGTTGGAAAAAATCAATTCAATCAAGCACAATACGTAAAGAATAAAGCAAAATGGGAAGCGGCGGCGGCCTATGCAAAACAACATGGTATATTCTTTCGTGTTGTAACTGAAAAAGATTTATTCCACCAAGGCAAGAGGAGATAAGTAATATTATGACAAAGAAATTAGAAGAATTGCTAGAACTACCCGAAGTAGGTGAAATCATGGATCAGGTTGAAGAACCTAAAGAAGATGATAAAAAAGTAGAATCCAAAAAGCCTGATACTTCCAATTTAACTAGAAGCATGGCCGAGTTTGATAAAATTTCAGCGGCATTGCCTATGGTAAAAGGCCTAGGAGAACTAGCAGATAAAGAGTTAGACGAATTAGCAGACAAAGCCAAAGCAACATATGAAGACTTAATGGACTTAGGAATGAATGTAGAATCACGTTATGCAGGGCGTGTATTTGAAGTTGCTGTAAGCAGTTTAAGAAATGCAATCGATGCCAAAAGTGCTAAATTGGACAAAAAACTAAAAATGGTTGAATTACAACTTAAAAAACAGGCTATTGACCAAAAATCGGGCGATGCAGGCAATACTATTGACGCAGAAGGCGTTATTATAACCGATCGCAATGCCATTTTAGACAAGATTTTGAATAGGGATCAAGATAAATAAACGTATATAAAGGAAACATAGTTATGGTCGGATTTAAAAAATATCTAGCAGAAACAAGTAAACAATATGACTTTGTTATTAAAGTCGCAGGAGAACTTGACGAAAATTTCGAAGATAGTTTAGAAGTTGCACTTAAAAAGTTTGATGTTGCAAATCTATCGTCAGGTAAGAAAACACCAATTCAAAGTTTACCGTTAGATTTTCCACAACTATCAAATTGCGAAGTTACGGTTTATGAAACAACGCTAAATTATCCTTCAACACAAGATCATTTAAGACACTATCTTGCTAACGTATTAAATTTAAATCCAGAACATATTAGAGTACGTATGCCAGGTGAACCATATGAAGAATATCAAAAAGAAAAAGATGATAAACCATATGAAACAAAATTAACAGACGGTGAATATAAAGATGCACCTAAAGTTGATAAAGATGAATTAGTAGCAACTGAAAAAGGAAAAGAAACTTTCTTACAAAGTCTTGTTAAAGATAAAAAAGAAAGATTCGACGGAGAAGAATAATGGCTAGTATTGAAATGATTGATGTATTAAAAAGACTAAGAGAGTTAGATGAAAAAAATCCTAACGTTCATACTGACGCAATCGAAAATACAGAAAAAGCAAACGGTGTTAAAGAGGCTAAAAAAGCAAAACCAGATTTTCTTGATGTAGATAAAGATGGTGACAAAAAAGAGCCTATGAAAAAAGCCATTAAAGATAAAAAAGAAAAAACTAACGAAGCAATTACAATTACTGCTAACTCTCCAGAAGATTTACCAATGCTTCAAAGAATTATGGCACTTGCTGGTATGCAAAAAGTATCGCCAGACATGATGCCACAAGATGATGCTCCGATAGTATCAATGAAACCAGATGATAGCATCAATGGTACACCATGCGGCGGCGATTATGAAAACGAGCCAGATGTACATCATGGCGATGTAGCAGATATTACTACACTTGCAGGCTTAACAGGTTTAAATGGAAGCAAACATCCTAAAGACATTAGAGTAAAAGATCCATCACCATATGAAGGATATGCTAATTCAATGGGAGATGAAAAAGAAGGCGAATGGTATAGCGATGATGAACTAGAAGATACATATGGTAAAACAGAACTTAAAAAATTACCACGTAAATTTTCTAAACAAGGCGACAATCCATTAGAAGGTCTCGAAGAAAGATTAAAAGGCGAGTGGACAACATTTGTAAACGAAAAGAAATTATCTAAGCCAGAAGAAAAAACAAAAGAAAAATATGTTAAAGGCATGAAAAAAGCCAAAGGCGATTTTAAAAAGAGATACGGCGATGATGCAGAAGCGGTAATGTATGCAACTGCAACTAAAATGGCTAAAAAGAACGCATAATTTTTTAATCCTACTACCTTAGGATTGGGCCTCGCGGAAGCGGGGCTTTTTATTATCTAAAACATCATAGCACACCAAAATACCCAATAAATAATAGTATGGTACAAAATAGCAAGAGTCTTGATGGAGTACTAGTTAAAAAAGCACACTCCAAGACCAGATATACAGAAAAAGAAATTAAAGAGTTACAAGCCTGTGCAGATCCTGTTACGGGTGCAAAATTCTTTATGGATAATTTCTTTTATATCCAACATCCAACAAAAGGTAAGTTATTATTTGAACCATTTGAATTCCAAGAAAGACTTGTAGACTCATATCACAATCATAGATTCAATATTAATATGCTACCAAGACAAACAGGTAAGTCTACTACGGCGGCTGGTTATCTATTATGGTATGCTATGTTTAATCCAGATGTAACAATATTAATTGCGGCACACAAATATGCAGGTGCTCAGGAAATTATGCATCGTATTCGCTATGCTTATGAAGATTGTCCGGATCATATACGTTGTGGAGTTACATCTTATAATAAAGGATCAATGGAATTTGATAATGGCTCGCGTATTGTATCACAAACAACAACAGATAACACTGGTAGAGGTATGTCAATATCTTTACTATATTGTGATGAGTTTGCGTTTGTTAATCCTACTATTGCCAAAGAATTTTGGACTGCAATTTCTCCAACACTAGCAACAGGTGGTAAGGCGATTATTACTTCAACACCAAATAGTGATGAGGATCAGTTTGCACTTATATGGACAGAAGCAAATAAGCGATTTGATGAACACGGAAACGATACAGAAGTTGGTACAAATGGTTTCTTTGCTTTTACAGCACACTGGAGTGAACACCCTGATAGAGATGAAAAATGGGCAGAAGAAGAAAAATCACGTATTGGTGAAGAGCGTTTTAGGCGTGAACATGAATGCGAGTTTTTAATCTTTGATGAAACATTAATTAATAGTGTTAGACTTGCAGAATTGGAAGGCGAAGAACCGCTACGTAGATTAGGACAAACACGCTGGTATAAAGATTGTGATTCTAAGTACACGTATGTTGTTAGCATGGATCCTAGTTTAGGTACAGGAGGAGACTTTGCGGCTATTCAAGTATTTGAACTTCCTAGTTTTAAACAAGTAGCAGAATGGCAACATAATACAACTCCAATTCAAGGACAGGTAAGAATACTTGCAGAAATTACAAAAACTATTAAGGAACAATGCGAAGCAAAGGGTGCTCAGTTACCACAAGTTTATTACAGCATTGAAAATAACTCTATCGGTGAAGCGGCACTAGTAAGTGTTAAGGACTATGGAGAGGAAAACATATACGGTATGTTTTTAAGTGAACCTATTAGGAAAGGACATGTGCGTAAGTTTCGTAAAGGATTTAACACAACACACAAAACCAAAATGGGTGCTTGTGCTAAATTTAAGCATTTATTAGAAACACACAAACTGGAAATCAAAAGCAAACCACTAATATCAGAACTCAAGAACTATGTTGCACATGGTACTACATTTGGTGCTAAAACAGGCGAGCATGACGATTTAGTGTCAGCAACACTACTAAATGTGCGTATGCAACAGATATTAGCGGAATGGGATCCAGCAATTTACGAAAAAATGAAGGATATGGACACTGAATTGATAACTCCAATGCCGGTGTTTGTTTCTTTCTAATAGCATAAATAACATTATGAAGGGTTTAGATTCTATTTCAACTTCTCTTTTTGAGAAAATTAGATCGAGATTTCCACGTGTGGAAATGGGCGACGATACTGGTGCACCTACGCAAAATGAAAGTCAAGCACGTTTCTTTGATTTTGATTATGTAACAAACGGTGAAAACAAGGGTGCTGTATCTGTTTCTATTAAAGATTCTGATACATTAAAGATTTATTATAGCCAAGGTATGTTAGAAAATGTGTCTGAACAACAAGAAGATGAATGGTATGCATTTCTTAAGGAAATGCGATTTTTTGCTAAGAGGCACATGATGCAATTTGATACTAGAGATATTGCAAAAGCAAACTTAGACAAAAGAGATTATAATTATTTGGCAAACAAAAATGTTCAGGAGTCGGCAATGTACGGAACTACAAAATCTAGTTATGAGGAATTAGATAAGACGAAACTTATCGTAAGACATAAAAAAGAAATTAACGCAGAACAAACTGGTGCTAGAACAAGACATATTAGTTCGTTGTTTATTGAAAACGAAGCAGGTGAACGTTTTAAATATCCGTTTGCTCATTTAGCAGGCGCAAGAGCAATGGCACGTCATGTTGCTAACGGCGGTATTCCTCATGATGAATTAGGTAAACACATTATTGAAACTTCAGGTAACATTGCTAAACTTTCAGCATTCAAAAGATATGTTGGTAGAAAAGATTTTATGAATCAAACTTCAAGTGATATTATTGAAGGTGCTGAAGCAGAATTAAACGGTTTGAGAGAACATATTAAAAAATTACAAGGTCAAAAATATTATTCAGAATACAAAGAAAATTTCCAACCTTTAGAGTCAACTGATGACGAATTGGGAGAAGACATTGTAAATGATCTTACCAATGCCTTTACTATTCCTCAATTTAACAATGAATTGAGAGATATGTTCCCTCTATTACACAAAATACATCAAAAAAGAATTAGTGAAACAACACTTGATTTGGATGAAGTTGTAAAAGAAGAATCGCACAACAACGAAGAATACGAAACAGAATTTGAATTCACAGGTGATGACGGTGAAACAGCATATGGTACATTATACTATAAAGTAGTTAACGGTAAAGTAGATCCTAACTCATTAAGAGGTGAGTCAGAATATGAAGGCAATGCTAAAGTTGATGACGAATTTGCTACAATGGTAGTTCGACCAGATGGTCCGGATCATGAGTATGCAATGGATGCGGCACAAGATGACTACGATGATAAGATGGGTCAAAAAGAAGTTGATAGAATTAAAGAACTTGCTGGTGCAAGTATTGACGAAACATATGATGACGATGATGACTTTTACGAAGCATACGGTGAGATGTGGTATAACGAAGATGACATCATGGACGAAGCAGAGTACCAAGGACGTAAAGTTAAACTTGGTAAGCCTATGCAAGGTGACGTTAAGAAGTTTAAGGTATATGTAAAAGATCCTAAAACAGGCAACGTAAAGAAAGTAAACTTTGGACACGGTGGCTCAAGTGTTAAAGGTAAAGCAATGAGCATTAAAAAGTCTAACCCTGCACGTAGAAGAAGTTTCCGAGCAAGACATAACTGTGATAATCCAGGTCCAAGAACAAAGGCAAGATATTGGTCTTGCAGGAAGTGGTAATATGAAATTTGATGATATTTTAAATAAAGAAGATAACCCTTCATATGATGTTCCAAGTGACTTATTGTGTCATATGAGAGACGATACTGCTTTCTATAGGCAAATGTACTACCCTACTATGGCAAAATGTCAAGACTGTTATAATAATGGCGATAAAAATAAAACGATTGAAATTATTTTACCTATGATTGATAAAGGTGTAGATCATTATATTAAAAAATATGACTTACCACAACGTGGTAATGATCTTATTACTATGGACGAAAGAAAATCACTTGCAGAAATGATTTATGAACAGGAAGTAGAAGCATTTAAAGAAGGTGAGTACTAATGCAGTTAAGAGAATTGTTTGTTGAACAGTTGGGCAAAGAAGTTAGTTTTGCTTTAGGAAGACTTAATCCGGCTACGACAGGACACGGCTTACTTGTTGAAGCACTTAAACAAGGTCCAGGTGATGCAATACTTTTCTTAACAGACAGAGCCGCAAAACTTCCAACAGATCCTTTAAACCCAAATGAAAAATTAGATTGGGCAAGAAAAAGTTTCCCAGATATTAAAATAGAACTATCTAAAAATATTATGTTTGCCGCAAGTGATTTGTATGCAAGAGGTTATTCTAAAGTGACTTTCTTCGAAGGTGAAGATAAGTTAGGTAAATTATTAGAACAATACAACGGCATAAAAAAAGATCACGGATTTTTCGATTTTGAAGAAATTAAGTTTCAAAGATTATCACGTAATCCAGATGCAGATGATGCATCAGGAATGAGTGCAAGTAAAATGCGTCAAGCAGTTATGGATAATAACTTTGAAGCATTTAGTAAAGGCGTTACTAAAGCGGCACAACCTTATGCTAAAAAGATGTTCGATAACTTATCAACAATACTACAGGCGTCATAATGGACTTAGATACACTTAAAAAATTAGCAGGTGTTGGCGAATATAGTTTTAAAGGTTTAAAACCTGTAGACGAAAATATTAGTCATACAGGTACAGAAAAAAGACGTATAGAAAAAGAAAAGAATTTACGTCCAGGTGATGAAGATTGGTTTAAACTATGGTTTAGCCGTCCTTACTGGAAGGGTCAAGAGTATCCTCCAGGATTAAGGAGCCGTAAAAAATGAGATGGCAAGAACTAAAAGAATTTGGTGGAAGAATTGTAAAAGGTGTTAATACAACGCCTGATGTTGGAGTAAATCAGATTCCAATTGAAGCAGGCAAACTTGGTTTCAAAGTTGATAAAGACGGCCGTCCGCCAACATTAAGCAAAAAAGTCAAAGGTTCTAAAACAAACGTACTATTCAACTTAGGTATGGCCGAAAGTGTTGAAGAACGTTCACTTACCAAAGGCGAAGAAAAAGACAAAGAAAAATACGTCAAAGGTATGAAGAAAAACAAAAAAGATTTTAAAAAGCGTTATGGTGATGATGCAGAAGCAGTCATGTATGCAACTGCAACTAAGATGGCAAAAGAATCTAAACTTAACGAACTTAAAGGCAAAGAACTATCAAGCGATTCAGAAATCTATGTGGATATGGACGGTGTACTTGTAGACTTCTTTGGTGAATGGACTAAAATGATGGGTGTCAAAGATTGGAAACAAATTAAAAATGTTGATGCCGCATTACAAAAGATTAGAGATACAGAAGATTTTTGGTTAAAACTAAAGCCTACACCTAATGCAGATAAACTATTAGGTATCATTAAAGATATTAAAGGCGAGTACAATATTCTTTCTGCTCCTCTTGCTAATGACGACAGAGCAGAACCACACAAAAGAGAATGGGTTAAAAATAATCTATCAGCATTTCCGCCTAAGAAAGTTATTATTACCACAGACAAACAAGCATATGCAAAACAACCAGACGGTACACCTAACATACTAATTGACGACTTTGGTCAAAACGTTTCTAAATGGCAATCTGCAGGTGGCGTTGGATTTAAGCACAAAGATCACAAGTTTGAAAGAACTGCTTCAAGTTTAAAAGATTACTTTAATAAACCAGCAGAAGAAAACACAAATGAAATATTAGGGTTTGCTACTCGTAATGTTCCACGTACAACGATTAAAAAGAAACGTGCTCCAGAAGAGCCAAGTGTTGCAGATAAAGTTAAAGCAAGAAGAGCCGCGGCGGCACGTGGTGATAAAGATGCGTACACACATAAGTTTAATAAAAAAACAGATGAAGGTGAATTAATTCCTAATCCTAAAAATACTTCATTGGTCAAATCTGATGCTGATTATGACTTTATAAAACTTGGTACTAATATGGCAAACATTAAAGATATTGACCCAAACGATATGAATCCAGATGATCCTGATATCATGGTGCAGTTTTATGGTGGTGACAAAGAAAAAGCATATATGTTAAAACAACTAAAACGTCTTGGTTATGATGTGCAAGACGCTGATGGTTACAAAGACGCACAATACGACGAAGTAATTAGTGATGATCCTAATGCATATAGGCTTATAATTGGTCTAAAAAAAAGTCCTGATGTAAGTGAAAACTTTGCTGACGGTAAAAAAAAGGGTAAAAGTCGTCCGGGCAGAGTCAAGAAGGCTGGTGCAAGTTGTAAAGGATCTGTAAGTAGTTTACGTGCTAAGGCTCGTAAACATGGTGGTGAAAAAGGCAAAATGTATCACTGGTGTGCTAATATGAAGGGCGGAAAAAAAGGTAAATAGTAATATGAAACTGAGAGAATTAACAACAACAGAAGCAAACCCATTAGATGCTATGAAAACTGGTGCTCAAAAGGCGGCTGGTGCAGTTAAGGCGGCGGCTGGCAAAGTAGCACAAAAAGGTGCTGATATGGCTGTAGGTGCAGTAGCAAACGCTACAGGAGCATCTAAAGACGATGTTAAAACGGCGGCACAACAACAAGGTGGTGTTGCAGGTAAAGTTGCTGGAATGGCTTCTGGTGCTGATAAACAAGCGGCACAAAAAACAGCACAAGGTGCTAAAATGGCTACTTCGGCTATGGGTGCTAAAGGTGGTTCGGGTGCTATGATGGCAAAGGGTTTAGATAAACTTGCATCAGGCGGTGCATTACAAGGTAACCTTGCTAAACAAATTGCTCCATTTGCAAAACAGTTAACAACTATTCTCGGTGATCAAGCAATGCGTCAAAAGTTTATGATGCTGGTTAAACAAGCAGAAAAAGGTGCGGCACCAGCAGAATCATCTAACTATACACCTACTAAAGACAAAGATGATTACGATGCTAAGAAAAAAGCATTGCAGGATATTCAAACGAATCCAGAAACATCAAAAGATCCAGAACTTAAAAAAGAATTAATGAAGCGTAAAGCGGCACTTGATAAAGACAAGCCGGTTGACGAAGCAGATCATATTATGCAATTAGCAAAATTAGTTTCAGGTACATCAGAAACACAACAAACACAAGCATCTGATTTTGCAAACGAAATGAAAGCACTTGCAGGTATTAAAGAAGTAGCAACAGCAGGAGCAACTTCAGCAGGTAATATTGCTTCAGTGGCAAATCCAGCACAAGCATACGGACATAGACCAAAAGATTCAAAAGGCTTACCCAAGGCGCCACAAAAGAAAAAAGCAGACGGTACAGCAGTAAACGCTTTAGACATGGGCAATAATTTAATGGGCGGAAGCACAGTTAAGAGGTAAATACTATTATGAAAAAGAAAGAACTTACAACTGAAGGTTTAGCAGATTTAGCATACAAGGCTGAATCAGATCACGAAGTACAAATGGCACGTGCCGAGTTGTACAAAGTAGCCAAGTACGCAATTAAACTTCATGAAATGATGAAGGGCGTTAGCGAAGCAGACGGCCTTGAAGGTTGGGTTCAAGCAAAGATTACAAAAGCCGCTGACTACATTAGTTCAGTATACCATCATATGGATTATGAAACTAAATTTGATGAAGTAGCAGAAGCAAAGAAATCTAAGCCAGACTTTCTTGATGTAGACAAAGATGGCGACAAAAAAGAGCCAATGAAGAAGGCACTTAAAGACAAAGGTAGCAAGCCTAAAAAAGGTGAAGTACCACCACAATTTGCTAAAAAAGAATCCTCAGACTATAAAACAAGTTTATCTAAAATGTTAGAAAATAAACTTGGTACTTGTAAAGAGTGTGGAAAACCAAGTTACACTACATTACCAGAAGAAAAACAAAAAGGCGTTGACGGCAAAGTATGCTGGAAAGGCTATAAAAGAATGGGCACCAAGAAAAAAGGTGGCAAAACTGTAGACAACTGCGTCAAGATGTAATGAAACGTCTTGAACTTCTCAAGAAATTAGAAATTTACGAAAAGTGGAGCAACAAATACAAACGCTCTATTAACTGTTCTAACCCTAAAGGGTTCTCTCAAAAGTCTCACTGTCAAGGTCGGAAGAAGACCAATAAGTCATAAATACACTAAACAAACTTAAAGGAGCACTATGTCTTTTCTTGTGCATAACCTACCGCCTGTTGAAGTCTTTGTTAAAAAAGAATACCTCTACGATCATCAAAAAGGACACGGAGAACTTACTCCTGGCATTTGGATTTCAATTAGAAGCATAGAAAGTAAAGCACTATACATTGAAACACTGTTAACTGAGTACGGTGCATTATACGACAAACTACCTATTAGTGCATTTGTTTGGAAAGAAGATTACGACAAAGACAACCAACTTCCATTAGACCATTTACAAATATGGGATTGTTTTGATTACGACATTACAGTAATTAAAAAGCCTATGCTATGCGATTGCGAGTTCTTTGGTAAAGATCGAAAAATGCACAAAGGCGAATATATGTTTACACTTGATACTTGCCATAGAGATAATAATTCATTAAACGTAAACTTTTCAGAACACGACCCAGAACACAAATCATTTAACTTTATTAAATTAGAAAACGGCCAATTTACCGCACAACCAAATAATAGAATTGTTTGGACTGATCAAAGTTTAGTTCCGGATAAGAAACTTACTCCGGACTTCAAAGTATGTACCCAAAACTACACAGTTGAAAACACACCTAAGTGGAGTGTAGGACACACTGACGAATGGGCATACAAGTCAAAAGACGAAACCCTCGACACATAAACGCATAAGTATTTTTACACTTTGAAAGGAATATTATGCGTACCTTAAAACTTTATGGCATTAACAATGCTGAATACAAAGTTTATATCAATCAAGAATTATCAGAATCATCTAATACAGATTTAATTTATAGTTTTTCTACAGAAACAACTCTACACGATAGTTGCAATATTAAAATTGAAGTAACTAAAGGATCACTTACATTAGAAAAATGTTTGGTAGATTATCCTGCTATCCTAAATGGAAAGAAAGGAAAAATTACATTTGATCAACCAATTGAAACACCTTTGTATAAATTTAATGGATATGAATTAGAAGCACAACCATTTCCAATTACAATTAACGAAGGAGAAACTGTTGAGTTTGAACAACTTATGTTTAACGGCCCAACACTGTTTGATGTAGAACTTACTGATACTACAAAGGTAAAAGAATCAATTTATATTGGTAATTTAATAACTAAAGAATTTATTCCAGAAATGAAAAATATAGTGCCTATCTATGATTATGAACCGCAAGATCATAACATATGGTCTAATGTGTCTTTGCAGTACTTAATTAGTAAAGTCTCACATCGACTATCAAGTCAAACATAAAACCATAAATACTTTTACGTTAATGCTGATTGACGGTAACTTATAGGAACGCCTACTTTTGGTGACAGTGATCGCGTACGACACGGCTGGTGACAAAACAAAGGTTATTATTTACATAAGGTGACGTTACATTCGGTTCGGTTCACTCGCCATTAACGATGTTAATGGAGGAACACAATGAACGTAGATGAACAAGGTCGAGTACTCTTTGATTCGCTAATGAAATTTGATCCAGACTGGGATCTTAATCCAGAGGATTATAGTTTAGCCGTTGGTAAAGATGTTGTCGATTTAGATTATAGACTTGTAACAGTGTATTGCAGAATGTATCAAATGGATATGCTGTATGAAATTGGCAACCAATGTATCTTACTGTCACAAATACTAAGAAGAATATTAAGACTTCACGGAATTGAAGCACACGTAAAACAGTACGAAGTAGATATCAAACATCCTACAAAAGGTTGGAACGCAAAAGTTGGGCATAATGATCATACCCAAGGTGGAATGATTGCTACGCATCAAGTGGTAGTAACACCTAAATGGATTTTAGACTTTGCACAATTACCATTTCAAAAAAGGTTTGGAGCAACTGCACCAAGAGGATTTATAGTAAATCGAACACCTGATGTTTGGCACGACGCTGGACCGGTCAAAATACGATATCGTGAAAGGCCAACTCATTTTGCTACCAACAATATTGTATTTGACAGTCGAGAAAATGAAAAATGGTGGACTAAAAAATATTTTGATTTATTTGCAATGTCTCAATAAACTACTTGACTTCCGCTGTAAGTGAATATATAATAATACACATTAACAATAGGAGTTACTTAATGTCAGACAGAACATACGGTGCCGACGAGAAAGCCAAACTTGAAAGATTGGTTAATGAAGGTGCTAACGTAATGAGAGAGATTGAAGATTTAAGTGCAGGTTTGAAAGATACTGTTAAAGCAGTAGCAGAAGAACTTGATATTAAAGCAAGTCTTATCAACAGAGCAATTAAAATTGCACACAAAGGCGACTGGTCTAAAGTTGCTGACGAGTTCGATGATCTCGAAACACTTGTAGTTACAGTTGGTAAGGACAAATAGTTTTGCAACGAATAAAAGACTTTTGGATAAACAGTTATCGCTCTGATAAAACAGCATTTGTATTTGAACTTATTAGTTTTATTTTTACAGTAGGAGCAAGTCTTACTTTAGCGATAACTGCCAGAGATCCTAACATGATGTATGTATACCCAGGATTTTTTGTAGGTAGTATAACACAAGCATATGCCGCATATAGACGTGGAGCGGCTTGGGTTATGTTGCTAACAATTTATTTTAGTTGTGTAAACATATTCGGGTTTGGTATAGCCGCAGGTTGGTATTAAAATGAATATTGCTAAGGTTGATAAATGGTTAGATACTCATTTAGAAGAATTAGCAAAAAGCAGATGCCCTTGGGCAAATAGTCGTGTAAAACGTTTTCATACAGATCAATACTTAGACGTAATGAAAGTTATGTTTGAATTTGATTATGATATTGAAGATCATCATGCTGTGTTAATAATACTACACGATGTAAATGATTGGAACGAAGGCGAAGAACTTTTTGGATTATGCAGAACAAAGTATTTTTTGGACAAGAATTTATTGTTTATTGAATACAAATATATGGATTATGAAAACGATTTAAATGATCCAAGTATTAGATTCTTTGTTATCCAAAAATTAGATGAAACTAAAGAAGCAAGTAATAAACTTTTAGAAAAAGGATATTATAACGAATATCCCCAAAACATGAAGTTTAGGAAGATTAGAGGACAATAACGTGAAATATATGGTTGACATTGATGGTACTATCTGCTATACTAACGATAGTAATTATGAAAATAGTAAACCTAATAATGAACGCATTGAGCACTTTAATAAGTTACATGACGAAGGTCATGAAATACATTATTGGACAGCAAGAGGCGCAAATTCAGGCAAAGACTGGGAACAATTTACAATTAAACAATTTGAAGATTGGGGTGTTAATTACACAAGTTTAAGATTTGGTAAGCCACACTATGATATTTGGATTGATGACAAGGCACAAAATGACAAAGAATACTTTAAAAACAATAAAGACGCAACCTAAACCATACCAATCGTTAGCATGGTTGTCAACTGCAATACTGCTAACAGCGGCGGCACTACTTTCACTTTTTCCAAATGAAATGTATGCAACTTATGTATTTGGTATCGCTTCTACACTTTGGACAATCGTAGGAGTACTTTGGAAAGAAAAGTCATTGATTGTTTTAAACGGAACGCTTACAATAATATATGCTTATGGCATTAGTAAGCACTTGTATAGTTTAGTCGGCTAAGATCGACAAATTGGTATTTGCCAGCCGAAAGTGGCATAGGAGAGAACATGAGTTATGTAGACGCACATTTTGACCGCAACGCAGATATTATCCGTGTTGTAGAACGCAAAGACGGTAAACGATCGTTTACTGAGTATCCTGTAAAATACACATTCTATTATGCTGATCAACGAGGCAAGTATAAAAGCATTCACGGCAAGCCTTTGAATAGAATTGTTTGTAAGAATACAAAAGATTTCCGCAAAGAATTAGCAATAAACAAAAATAAAGAACTATACGAAAGTGATGTAAATCCGATCTTTCAATGTTTAAGTGAAAACTATCTTAACCATGATGCTCCTAAACTAAACATTGCGTTCTTTGATATTGAGACTGACTTTGATCCAGAGCGAGGCTTTGCTGATCCGGCAGATCCATTTATGCCAATTACTGCAATCACAGTACATTTACAGTGGATGGATACACTTGTAACACTTGCTATTCCGCCTAAAACACTTACAATGGAACAAGCAGAAGAACAAGTAAAAGAATTTCCTAATACACATTTGTTTGCAGATGAAGGCGATATGTTAAAAACCTTCCTTGATCTAATTCAAGATGCAGATCTTATCAGTGGTTGGAACAGTGAAGGTTATGATATTCCATATACTGTTAACCGTGTACAAAAGGTACTAAGCAAAGACGATACAAGACGTTTCTGTTTATGGGATCAGTTTCCTAAGAAACGTGAATATGAAAAGTTTGGTAGAACACAAGAAACCTATGACCTAATAGGTAGAGTGCATTTAGATAGTCTTGAATTATATCGTAAATACACATATGAAGAAAGACATACTTACAGACTTGATGCTATTGGTGAAATGGAGATCGGTGAAAAGAAAACTGTGTACGAAGGTACACTCGATCAACTTTATAACAATGACTTCAGAACGTTCATTGAGTACAACAGACAAGACGTTGCACTACTGGACAAGTTGGACAAAAAACTAAGATTTATTGATCTTAGTAACGAACTTGCACACGCAAATACTGTTTTGCTACAGACCACAATGGGTGCTGTTGCAGTTACAGAACAAGCAATTATCAACGAATCACATCACAGAGGTATGCAAGTACCTAATAGAATTAGACGTGAGCCAGGCAGTGATCCAGCGGCAGGTGCTTATGTGGCATTTCCTAAAGTAGGAGTACACAAATGGATTGGTTCGATGGACTTGAACTCACTGTATCCAAGTGTAATTCGTGCATTGAATATGGCTCCTGAAACGATCATTGGTCAACTACGACCCGAACACACAAACAAATATCTCGGCGAACAAATGGACTTGAAGAAGAAATCATTTGCGGCGGCTTGGGAAGGCCGATTTGGAACTATAGAGTTTGATGCTGTTATGGAAGAACGTAGAGATATTAGTATTACTGTTGACTGGGAGAACGGACAGTCAGAAGTAATGAGCGGAGCACAAATATCTAAAGTTATATTTGATAGTAATAACCCTTGGATGCTTAGTGCAAATGGTACAATCTTTACATATGAATTTGAAGGTATTATTCCTGGACTACTAAAACGTTGGTACAGTGAACGTAAAGAAATGCAGGCTATGAAACAAAAGGCAATCAATGCAGGAAATAAAGCAGAGATTGAGTTTTGGGACAAACGACAGTTGGTTAAAAAGATTAACCTAAATAGTTTGTATGGTGCTATTCTAAATCCAGGTTGTAGATTCTTTGACCCACGTATTGGTCAATCAACTACACTTACAGGTAGACAGATTGCAAAACACATGGCCGCTGAAGTAAACAAAGTAGCAACAGGCGATTATAATCACGTAGGTAAATGTATCATATACGGTGATACAGACTCTGTGTATTTTAGTGCATATCCTATCCTTAAACAAGATATTGATGCTGGTAAGATTTCGTGGACTAAAGATAGTGTAATTGCACTTTATGATCAAATCTGTGACGAAGCAAATAAGTCATTCAGTAAGTTTATGGCTGATACATTTCATTGTCCAAAGAGTCGTGCAGAAGTTATTGCCGCGGGTAGAGAGATTGTTGCAGAGTCAGGCTTGTATATTACAAAGAAACGTTATGCGGCATTAGTATATGACGAAGAAGGTAACAGAAAAGACGTAGACGGTAAGCCGGGCAAAGTAAAAGCAATGGGTCTTGATCTTAAAAGATCTGATACTCCAGTGTTTATGCAGGACTTCTTAAGTGAACTATTGCTTATGGTGTTACAAGAAGCAGATGAAGATAAACTTCTTGATCGCATTACTGAATTTAGAACAGAATTTAAGAGTCGTCCAGGTTGGGAAAAAGGTTCACCTAAACGTGCAAACAAGATTGGTCATTATGAGCGTCTTGAAAAGAAACAGGGCAAGGCTAATATGCCAGGTCACGTAAGAGCAAGTATTAACTGGAACACACTTAAACGTATGAACGGTGACAAATATTCTCAAGAGATTGTAGACGGTATGAAAGTTATTGTTTGCAAACTAAAACAAAACCCAATGGGTTATACAAGTGTTGCATATCCTGTAGACGAAATGCACTTACCACAATGGTTCAAAGATCTTCCGTTTGATGGTGATGCAATGGAGGGTACAATTATTGACAACAAACTTGATAACTTAATTGGTGTGCTTAACTATGATTTAGAAAGCACAAAAACTAAAAACACATTTAGCAACTTATTTGATTTTGGAGGATAGAAAGGCGATTATGGCAAGAAGAAATAAACTTGAAAGAAAACTTGACGAGTATAATCACACTATGGAACTAATTAGAACTGTTGTTCCAATTGCTGTGCTAATACTTCAAATAGTAATTTTAGTGAAGGTAATTTAATATGGCTACTCACGGAATGATTGACTTAGAGACACTCGGAGTTGAACCCGATAGTGTAATAATGACTCTTGGTGCTGTTAAGTTTGATCCGTTCAGTGATACAGAGCCACATACGCCACTATATCTACGTGTAGACGTAGAAGAACAGTCAGAGAAGTACAATCGTACTATTGATGAAAATACGTTGGCTTGGTGGGGGAAACAATCAAAAGAAATACAAGATGAAGCCTTTGGCGATCATGAACGTGTTACTTGTGATAGTCTTGCAAAGCAACTTAACAAATGGTGTGTAGGATTAGATTACATTTGGTGCCAAGGTCCAACATTTGACTTTACAATATTACAAAACTTTTATAAGAACATTGAAAAGCCTTGCCCGTGGAACTACTGGCAAATTAGAGATAGCAGAACACTGTTTGCTATGATGCCATATGATCCGAGAAAAGATATTCAAGAAAGTTTACACAATGCACTTGCAGATTGTTTCTATCAAGCAAAATGTGTACAAAAATCTTATAAACATTTTGGAGTAAAAAAATGAAATATGGTAATTGGGATATCGGTGGAACTGTAGTTAAACAAGACGATCGTTATTTTGTTAAAGACAATACAGAATTAAAAAATCTTGTTGTAAGTTCTACAAGATTAAATCCAAGAAAAAGTACAACAGGACACAAGCACGAAGGACAAGAAGAAGTTTATTTCTTTCTTGATGGTAGTGGGCGTATGGAACTTGATGATGAAACATTCAATGTTAATCCAGGAGACACTGTATTGATTAAAGATGGTGTGTTCCATAGAGTACACTCAGACAATGAAGAACTTTATTTTGTTTGTGTGTTTGACGGAAGAAGATCCAATGCGTGATGATCTAATGGTACAACAACAAGTAGATAACGTATGGCAACATATGGTCGGTGTTATCTGTTTGAATCTAACTAATCGTAAACAAGTAAAAGCAGTGCTACCTAAGTTTTTTGCTAAGTGGCCTACTCACGCAAGTTTATTACACGCAACACGCAGAGAGATTGAAGAAGTAATTGCTCCGCTTGGTATGAAGCACGTTCGAGCAGAAAGACTGTATCGAATGAGCGAACAGTTTGGAGATTGGGACGGTGAAGATGCTACACAACTACACGGTATTGGCAAGTACGGTT